TTCTTTTTCTCTTGTGTTGATTCCAATCACTTGAGTTCTAACGGGTCCTTCCGCAGGTAATAATTCTTTATAAGCTAAAGCTTGAAATTGAGTTACTGCTTCTGCAAGAACTGGATGTGTTACACCTGAAGCTCCTCTAAAGGGTTGAGTTCTTCTTTCGTATTTAAATCCTAAAAGATCTAATCCGTCTGTGTATGCTTTTTCCCAATCTTGTCTTGATGATTTATATTGTGAATAGTTTTCATAAAGTTCTGATCCAAGAGGATCTAAAATATCGTCTGGTAATAATTCAGCTAAGTTGTCAAAGTGGTTTTTTGAATTGGCTTGATTAACAGCTCCGGGTTCAAAGTTAACTTCAACCCCACCATCTTCTGTTGGAGTTATTTCAGTACTATTAATATTTGGCATTGGCGTACTAAGTTCTTGTTCCTTAGGATTGCCACCAATTTCAATTGAGTGCCTAACTTCGTTTGGAAGTGCTTTGTCTATTGTTGCCATTTAATTTTCCTGAACTTACTACAATAACCTTTTTAGTGGGAACATTCAACCCCTGTGGATTCGGCCCTCTTAAAGGTGGTATAGTTGTTGTTAATTTTTTCATTAATAATAAATCTTATTATCGTCTAAAGATGTTGGCTCATCTATATAGTCTTCTGGATGTGAAATCAAGCCACCTTGACGGAACCTCATAACCGCTTGGGTCATTGAATCTACAAGGTCATCATGATCTCCAAAAGGGAAAGCAGCACATTCTTCAATAACCTCTTGTGCAAATTGTTTAGATTTTGGAGCCCAGATCATTCCTGATTCAAATAAAGGTGCTACAGCATTTACTCTTGAATGTTTATCATTACCTTTAGATGGTGAAAAATTTACAACGGGTATTCCCATTTGTCTAAGTTCATAAGTTAAAGGAAGTCCTGAAGCTTTAGCCTCAACCAAGACTGTATCTGGATTCCAGTAGTTATATTGTTCGTGGGCCAAGCGCCTTAGATCAGGGAACTCCAATCTTTCTTTCCTTGCATCTAATAAAATTAAATTTTGTGGTGAGTCTTCATTCATTCTAAATACACCCCAAGTTGTAATAGCAGAGTAATCGGCTGTTTCTTTTTTCATGAACGCCGTATCATAAGATTGAATAACATGTTCTAAAGGGGGTATATAATCTTCAGTCCAATCTCTCCACCATTCCCTTTTAATTAATGATCCTTCTTCTGCAGTTGGATCTTGCATATACTGAGCATTCCATTTTGAAATACCTGCTGATGCTTTAACTGCAAGTAAATCTTCTAGCTTCCAATATTCAGGCCATACAGGTTTTCCACTTGGAAGGATTGCAGGAAATTCTACTACCTCCCATTGGTCTGCTTTTTCTTCTGCTGCTTGGGCCTTGATTAATTGTGCTGTTAAATCTTTTGTTGACCATCTAGTCATAACTAAAACTATACGTCCTCCTGGTTGTAAACGTTGACGGGGTCCTGAAGTATACCATTCGTATGCTTTATCAAATGCCGTTTGTGAATAAGCATCTTGTTCGGAATGTGGATCATCAATGATTAATAAATCAGCACCCCTACCGGTCACCGCACCTTGGACACCTACAGCAAAGTACTCACCACCTTGATCAGTCTCCCAGCGCCCCGCTGCTTTTGAATCTTCTTGTAATCTTGTATTAAATATTTCTCTATACTCGGCTGAATCAATTAAGTTCTTTGTCTTACGTCCAAATCTTACCGCCAGTTCTGCTGTATGGGTTGCTTGAATTATTTTTAATTTAGGACTATTCCCAATCATCCAAGCAGGTAGAAAGTAGGAAGCAAATTCAGATTTAGTATGCCTAGGGGGCATGTTAATAATTAATCTTTTTAATTCTCCACTTTGTAATCTATTAAATTTATCTGATATTGTTTGATGATGATTACCTTCAATAAAATCTGGCCAAATGTATTTTACAAATGTTAAAAAATCTGAACGAATATGTTTATCTTTTACCTTCTTAATCTTGGCTAAGAAATCTAATTTTAATTGCTTTCTAATTTTAGGATCAGCAATGTTGTTTACATTCTTTATTTTTTTAATATCTAGCATAATATCTTATTATGGTACCTTACAAAGTTTATACCCCACCCGGGTGTGTAAATCCAGCACTAAAGGGTAAGTCTAGGGTCCCCTTTTTTTGATTTACCCCTCCCCCCCTCTCTGATTTAAAGTTAAATCGAAATCGATCCTGTTTTTTTTATTCTCCGGGTGGGTCCCGCCCACATGTATTTATTAGCCGTTATTTTTTCTCTGGGTGGGTCCCGCCCACATGTATTTATTAGTGTGTGACATTGTTGCAACGCTATTAGTAGTGGCTCACAACTATAAAGTGATTGACACAAGATGTAGTGTCTCCGATCCTTGAGCCACTAACCATGAACCAAGTGCCCATGATCATGAACCGTGGATAACTATTTAACTTATTAATTTGACATTATAATATAAGATAATGTAGGATATGTTAATTAACAACTAAACAAGGAGCACGGACAATGACTAAAGATAAAACACTATTGCGTTTTAGAATTTATGACGGCGACAGAGAATATACTGATTACGCAATCATAGATAGCAAACATCGTATTACTTTTGATGATAAAGAAATCATTTCTAAATTTTTTTATGATAATGATGTTAGCAAAGAGCAATTCTTATCTGATGGCAGAGCCGTTAGAATAGAAAGTGAAATACCTATAACTGATGAAGATGTAAAAAAACTAGAAACTTTAAGTATGGCTTTTTTACATAATTTTAAATTAGAGGAGGTTGCATAATGTACAAAGAACATAAATACTATACATCTTACGGTGATGTACACAAAACAGACCATGAAATAACACCTAGTAAAGGTGTTATTATTAAAGTTAAGATATATCCTAAAACTGATAAAGATAAGTTCTTTACTGATCTTATTAAATGGTTTGATAGTTATGAACCTAATAAATCTAAAGATCGCCTAACCTTTAAACTACAAGGTGCAACTTTTAATATAATTAATAATAAGTCTATTATTATTAAATGGTTTAAAAGATTGCATAAGCTTAGCCTTGAAAATTTTAGCGGCTGGAATATCAAAAAGTTCATAGTTTAAATAATTCTTAAAACATTGCCCAGATCAATCTGGGCAATGGCTCCCTATATTTTTTTTTCTTTTTTTCCGGGTGGGGCCCGCCCACATGTATTTATTAGCCCTGCGACAATATGTCGCATTGACATAACTTCAGGTTGCACGGTCCTTGCATCATGGAACAGGCAACAGGGACCAATATTAGATGTTGACACAATAGGAGAATGTAGGATATAATTGCTGCGAGTACTGCGTCGAGAAATACATATTAATTAATATGACAAGGCCCCTGGCTGAATTTCGGTAGTACCCACAACAACAATGGAGAAAGAAACAATGACTAAACCAAAAAACAAACTAGAGGAGCTAGGTTTTAAGAAAGTTGAAACAAATGAACTTGGCTTTCATATGTGGGAGATGACCCCATCTAGACTAAACAAACCAAAAGAAACTAAAAAAGAGGAGAAAAAAGCATGAAGTATAAAAACACAAACCCATTTGCGGTTTATGACCCGAATCAAGTCGATGATTCGGAAGACATGGACCTGCATTGGGAGGACTTCTTAACTAATCTTAGAGAAGAGTTTGAATCTCAAGTTGGTAAAGAAGTACATGCAACAGGAGAAGAAATGGGATGGCAACGAAAATCAGGTGAAAAGACATTTACACTTGAAAAAACAAAAGATGTATTTGATGAGATAATACCAAATACACAACACTTATCTTATTATCTTTATAAGATGGATTATAACAAATACGTTGCCAGAGTGTTCCACCATGACTCGCCAATGGGTGAGACATATAAGTTAACTATACAGGAGGCAGTATGAGTCACTTTTACGGTACGATATCGGAGTCTGCAAGAAAGACTCAACCAACAGCCAGGGCGCATCACTCTTTAAGAGTCGAGGCGCAGAGTTGGCAGGGTAAGATAGTTACCCGTTTAAGACGAGAGAAAGATGGGGATTTCTTCGAAGTATGGAGAGAGCCCCACGGCAGCAGCGGGGGAGAATACCTTCTGCTGGTACAGGGAAGGATCGACCTTAAAGATAAATTTCCAGGGGATCCTGATTATATTAAAAAAGCTTCCTAACGTTGTAACAGGGCCCGTATTCATCGGGCCCTAAATCTCATAAAAAATAATAAATAGATACCGACCGCAGGCACGGGGGAGAGAGCGACAAGTGCTTATAACCCGCAGGCACAGGGGAGAGAGGAGCAAGTGCCGTGAGCCCACAAGCAGTTGTTTTT